GAGAAGATTACGTTGCTTGGGCTTGGAAAGCATCTAATGACAGTACTATTAATAATGACGGTAGTATATCAAGTGTTGTTAGTGCGAATCCTGCTGCTGGATTTAGTATTGCAAAGTGGCAATCAAACGGAATTGCAGGTGCTACTGTTGGTCACGGTGTTGATGCACCAGAAATGATTATAGTTAAAGACCTTGATAATGCAAGAAATTGGCTAGTATATCATAAAGATATGGGGGCTACAAAAGGGATGCAATTAAACACTACTGATGCAGCCGCAACTTATATTAACTATTGGAATAATACAGCGCCAACAAGTTCTGTATTTAGTTTAGGGAGTTGGGCTAATGAAAGTGGCAGTAACGGTATGATTGCCTACTGCTTCAGTTCAGTAGATGGTTATCAGAAGGTAGGGAGTTATAGTATGACTTCTGGAAGTGCTGTATCTGTTGATGTTGGTTTTGTGCCGAGATTTGTTTTATTAAAAGAAACAACAAGAGATGCAGGATGGATAATTGTTGATAATCAAAGAAATTTAAGTGGAAATTATAAAGCAAGAATATATCCCTCTTCAAATAGCGCTGAAAGTACTGGACAACAAATTCAATTTATTGGAAATACTTTTAATATTAATTGGGGTTCTACAGGAAATAATGACAACGGAGGAACAGGAGTTTATTTAGCAATAGCATAAAACAATGGAAAAGAAAAAATTTAAAGATACCGGTGTTGGTAAATTTTTATTAGATAAAATACCAAGCGTTGTTGGAGCTATTGCTGGCGATACGCCTGTTGGCTCCGTAATACAAGCTATAATTGGTGGTTCAGATATGAGCGATGCTGATAAAGAAATTGCTCTTGAAAAATTAAAAATGGAACGTGCCGAAATAGATGGTACAACAAAAAGATGGATAGCTGATGCAAGATCAGGCTCTTGGCTAGCTTCAAACGTAAGACCTTTAGTTCTTGTGTTTTTAACAGTTAGCTATGTAGCAGGATGGTATATGGGTTACCCATTAGATTCAATAACTGGGTTACTTACAATTGTGATCGGAGGATATTTTGGTTCACGAGGAGTAGAAAAGGTTTTTGGTAATAATAAACATAGATAATGATACAAGACTTAAAAATCTTTGGAATAAACGTAGTTGCAATGGTGTTTTCAATAGTGCCTGAAATAAATGTAGTACTACAGACAATAGTTTTATTGTTATCAATTGGATATACAATATTAATGATAATAAAAAAATCAAAAGAATAGCGTCATGAAATACTTTAATGAATCTGAATTTAAAGAGTTTAGCAAAATGGACTCAAATCTTCTTGAAAAATTAGATAATTTAAGAGAAGTTTATGGATATCCCATAAAATTAACATCAACCTATAGATCGCCTGATCATCCTATTGAAGCTAAAAAATCTAAACCTGGCGAACACGCTTATGGTGCAGCTGTTGATATTGCATGTGTAGGAGGTGAAGCAACATTTAAATTAGTTAAAGCGGCTATAGAGGTTGGTTTTACTAGAATAGGTATAAGCAGAAAAAATAACTTTGTTCACGTAGGGGTTGGATACGAAGGTGCTCCTCCTATTACAATATGGACATACTAAATAAATTAAATGAAATTAATTAGAAAAATAAGTGTAGGTACAGATTATAAAAATGAAGCTATGCATTACTCAGTAGGTCAAGAAGTTTATGGTGGACATAAGATATGCGACATACTAGATGACGAGGGAGGTTATAAAATTTATATTACAAAAAACAAAGAGGTATTACCGTGGAAGTATTTTAATTCAAACATGGCTGTATCTATAGAATACAATTTAGACTATTAAATGAAATCACTTTTTAATTATATTATATCTACTGAATCAAGGTACAACAATAAAGTAAATGTTGACCAAAAAGAATTAATACTTAATACGGAGATCAGCGAGCGTGACTATATGTTTGTTAATAGAATAGGTACTATCGTTAATGAACCCGCGTATGGAGTAACTTTAAAGACCCCTAAAAAGGGAGACACTGTAATTGTGCATCATAATGTTTTTAGAAGATGGATTGATATAAGGGGTGAAGAAAAAAACAGTGCAAGCTTTTTAAAAGAAAACGAATACTTTGTAGCTCCAGATCAGATATTTGCTTATAAAAGAAATAAAGAATGGCACTGTCCAAATGAGTATTGCTTTGTCAGCCCTTTAGATATTAAAGACGCATGGTCTCCTGAGACTGAGCAAAAATTAAAAGGTGAGCTTGTGTATAGCAACGACGAATTAGGGTCCTTAGGTATAACCCTAGGAGATATCGTGGGCTTTACACCAGAATCTGAATATGAGTTTGAAATAGAGGGAAAGAAATTATATAGAATTTTATCTAATCAAGTTACAATAAATTATGGACAGAAGAAAACGAGTAATTGAAGCTGCTGAAAAAGCTTTAGTAGAACTTGAAAAAGTTATTAAACAAAATATAGATTTACAAGAATTAGATCCTGAAAAAGCAAAAACAGCGGCACAAGCAAAATGGGTTGCAATTGAAGACTCTTTAAAAATAATTGAAAAAATTGAAGAGCTTGCAGAAAAAAAAATAGAAAATAAAAAATCAGAAGCTTTTATGGGTGTTGAAAATAGAGTTAAATAATGTACAAACAAACTTTATATAAAATACACACAGATCACTTATCTGATAAAAAGATAAAGAAAGATAATAAATATAAAAAATTTAATTACGGTTATAACGAAGAATTAGATTGCGTTATAATAAGTAAAGATGGTACTTTAGGTGATATATATGAAATTCAAGGTCTAAAGGTAGGAATACCTAAAACTCCAAATAAAATAAATGGTGAAGACCTTAAAAAAGAAGATCAAGTATTTAAACAAATATCTAAACCTGCATCACTTAGTGGAATAAAAAATTTAATTGATTTTAAAGAATATGCAGAAGATGTTAAAGAACAATACTATGAATATATTGAAAATGAGTTTAATTATCGTTCTAATGGTTACTGGTTCATGTGCAACAATGAACCTTGTTACATTACAGGATCGCACTATATATACCTCAACTGGACAAAAATTGACGTTGGATCACCTGATTTTAGGCAAGCAAACAGAATATTTTACTACTTTTGGGAAGCTTGCAAGGCAGATAGAAGATCTTACGGCATGTGTTACCTTAAGAACAGACGATCTGGGTTTAGCTTTATGGCATCCTCAGAAACAGTTAACTTGGCAACAATATCAAAAGATTCTAGATTTGGGATCTTATCTAAGACTGGTGCAGATGCAAAGAAGATGTTCACAGATAAGGTGGTACCAATATCCATTAATTACCCGTTCTTTTTCAAACCAATACAGGATGGTATGGAAAGACCCAAAACAGAACTATCCTATAAAATTCCGTCCAGAAGACTCACAAGAAACTCCATCAAGGAGAGTTATAGTCAGGAGGAACGTAGGCAGGAATTACGAGGGCTTGACACCACGATCGACTGGAAGAACACGGGCGACAACTCGTACGATGGAGAGAAATTACAACTCCTCGTCCACGACGAATCGGGGAAATGGGAAAAGCCGGATAATATCCTCAACAACTGGAGGGTCACGAAAACGTGTCTCAGGCTCGGCGCAAAAATAGTTGGCAAGTGCATGATGGGATCTACATCTAATGCAATTGATAAAGGAGGTGATAATTTTAAAAAATTATATTACAATTCAGATGTTACAAATAGAAACCGCAATGGCCAGACTGCAAGTGGACTATATTCTTTGTTCATACCTATGGAATGGGGATACGAAGGGTTTATTGATAAATTCGGATATCCTGTCTTCGAAGCTCCATCAGAACCGATTAAAGGAATTGATGGAGAGCAGATTTTTAATGGAGTCATCGATCATTGGAACAACGAGGTCGAAGGTTTAAAAAATGATAGTGATGCTCTTAACGAATATTATAGACAATTTCCAAGATCTGAAAAACACGCGTTTAGAGATGAAACTGTAAATTCTTTATTTAATCTAACTAAAATATATGAACAAGTAGATTATAATGAGGAGATGACTTTAAAAGGTTATGTAACAAGAGGATCTTTTTCTTGGAAAAATGGAATAAAAGATACAGAGGTTGTATGGTCACCAAATAAAACAGGAAGATTCAATCTATCTTGGATACCACCTGTTTCTTTACAAAATAATATAATTACAAAAAATGGAACTAAATACCCTGGTAATGATGGCCTTGGATCCTTCGGCTGCGATAGTTATGACATTAGTGGTACTGTCGGTGGTGGCGGTTCTAATGGTGCTCTTCACGGATTAACAACCTGGAGCATGGTTAGTGACGTTCCAAACAGTAAATTTTTTTTAGAATATATTGCAAGACCACAAACCGCAGAAATATTTTTTGAGGATGTGCTTATGGCGTGTATATTCTATGGCATGCCTATATTAGCAGAAAATAACAAACCAAGATTATTATATCATTTTAAAAGAAGGGGTTATAGAGGTTTTTCTATGAACCGCCCCGATAAAACAAAAATTAAATTATCTAAAACAGAATTAGAGCTAGGTGGAATACCTAACTCTTCGGAAGATATTAGACAAGCACACGCCGCTGCAATTGAAACGTACATAGAATCTCATGTAGGTAACTTGGGTGAATCTCACGGAAATATGTATTTTCAAAGAACCTTAGAAGATTGGGCTAGATTTGATATTTCAAAGCGAACAGCACATGATGCTTCTATTAGTAGTGGACTTGCTATAATGGCTTGTCAAAAACATTTATACCGCCCCGTAGGGGAAAGAAAAATAAAAAAGCTTGATTTTGGATTATCTAAATATACAAATTCAGGATTAAGAAGTCAGATAATAAAGTAAATATGGCAAAAAATAAAGGACAAATAACACAGTTTCCGAGTCAAGCGGTTTCAGATGCGGTTAAAAAATCTAAAGATTATGGTTTATCTGTAGCTAGAGCAATTGAGCAAGATTGGTTTAACAAGGATAACGGGTCCGGAAGATATTACCAAATACGTGATGAATATCATAGACTAAGATTATATGCTAGAGGAGAGCAGTCAATAAAAAAATACAAAGATGAATTTGCTATTAATGGAGATCTTTCTTATTTAAACCTTGACTGGAAGCCAGTACCTATCGTACCTAAGTTTGTAGATATAGTTGTAAACGGTATGCAAGATAGACTTTTTAGTATTAAAGCTTTTGCTCAAGACCAAATATCAACTGGTAAAAGAACAAAGTTTGTTAATAATATTCAAAGGGATTTAGCTGCTAAAAAAATACTAGCAGATATTGAAGCGGAATTAGGTGTTAATGCTAGAAATGTTCCAGAAGAGGATCTGCCTGCGAATACAGAAGAGCTTGAACTTTTTATGCAGCTTAATTATAAGCAGGGTATTGAAATTGCTCAGGAGCAGGCTATAAACAATGTTTTTCTTTCAAACAAATACGACGAAATAAAAAGCAGAATTGATTACGATTTAGCTGTTATAGGTATCGGGTGTGCTAAGCATTCTTTCAATAACACTGACGGTATCAAACTTGACTATGTAGACCCTTCAAATTTAGTATGGTCTTACACAGAAGATCCTAATTTTTCTGATTGTTATTATTTTGGTGAAGTAAAAAAAATAAAATTAAACGAATTAAAAAAGCAATTCCCATCTTTAACAGATGAAAAAATTGCTGAGTATACAAAAAAAGGTTCAAACTGGGTAGATTATAATAGTATAGGTAACAAAAGCGGTAGTGCTATTGATGATAACAATGTTGTTACTGTTTTATATTTTAATTGGAAAACTTGGGAAAACAACGTATATAAAATAAAAGAAACTTCTACTGGCGCAGAAAAAGCAATTCCTAAAGACGATTCATTTGATCCACCTAAGGATAAAAGAACACGTTTTCAGAAAGTAGCTCAAGCTAGGGAGGTTATATATGAAGGAGCCTTTATATTAGGAACTAAGGAGTTATTGAAGTGGGAAAAAGCTACTAATATGATTCGACCATTATCTAATACAAATAAGGTAATGATGAATTATATAGCTAGTGCTCCAAGACTTTACAAAGGCAACATAAATTCTTTAGTGTCTAAAATGACACCTTATGCGGATTTATTGCAATTAACACATTTAAAACTACAGCAAGCAATACAAAGAATGACACCTTCAGGTGTTTATTTAGACGCTGATGGTTTAGCTGAAATTGATTTAGGAAACGGCACAAGTTACAATCCGCAGGAAGCATTAAATATGTATTTCCAAACAGGATCTATAATTGGGCGTTCACAAACTGTAGATGGTGAAATGAATCCAGGCAAAGTGCCTATTCAAGAACTACCTGGAGGTGGTGGCAATCAAATTCAAATATTAATAGGTGCATACAATCAGTACATACAAATGATGCGTGATGTTACTGGTTTAAATGAAGCAAGAGATGGTTCTGATCCAGATCCTAAAGCTTTAGTAGGTGTTCAAAAGCTAGCTGCAGCAAATAGTAATACAGCAACTAGACATATATTAACTAGTAGCATGTTTATTACCACAAGTTTAGCAGAAGCAATTTCTTTACGATTTAAAGACGTATTAGAATTTCACCCTTCTAAAGAAGCTTTTATAACAGCATTAGGTAGATTTACTGTAGGGTCTTTAGAAGAACTAAAAGACTTGCATATACATGATTTTGGTATATTCCTAGAGTTAGAACCTGACCAAGAAGAAAAGCAAATGCTCGAAGCTAATATACAGGTAGCACTTTCACAAGGAAGTATATTTTTAGAAGACGCTATTGATATAAGAGAAATAAACAATACGAAATTAGCCAATCAACTTTTAAAGTTTAGAAGAATTAAAAAACAACAAGTTGATCAAGCACAAGCTCAAGCAGCAAGTACAGCGCAGGCAGAAGCACAGGGTCAAGCTCAAATTGTTGTCGAGCAAGCTAAAGCTCAAGCAGAACAAGTTAAAACAGAATCTAAAATACAAGTTTCAACAGCTGAAAACGAATTGTCTATTAAAAAGATGGAAGTTGAAGCTAGAACAAAAAGAGAACTTATGCAATATGAGTTTGATTTAAATGTTCAATTAAAACAATTAGAACTACAAGCTCAAAAAGAATTAGTAGAAAAACAAAGTGAAACTCAAAAAGAGATAGCTAGCACAAAAGTTAGTGCATCTAAAATAACCGGCCCACCAGATACAGGTAAGCCACAAAAATCTTTTGAATCTAAAGGTAATGACGTTTTAGGAGGTTTTGATTTATCAAGATTTGAGCCTAGATAAAACTATTTAAACTATTTTATTATATACAATTATGGAAGAACAAATTAAAGTTAACGCTGTAGAAGATAATACACCTCCTGCAACACCACAAGAAAAAGAAGCTGCTGTTTTAGAACAGGCTATTAATGAAGGTTCTGTTGATGAATCATATGGTCTACAGGAAGATGGCGTTTACAAAGTAAATTTAGACAAACCACCAACAACCAAAGAAGATGCCATTCAAGAGCAAGAAACAGAGAGCGTATCTGTGGGCGATGGAGCCGAAGATAGCCCGGAAGTGGACGAACAAGTACGGGAGCAAGATACAAAAGAAGAAGACAAAGAAGAAGAAGTAAATGATGATTCACCATTAGAATTAATTAATGATGAACCAGAACAAGAAGTGCATCAAGAAGAGCAAGAGATACAACAAGATGTACAGCAAGAAGTAAAACAGGAAGAACCTAAAGTAGTTTTACCTGAAAACGTAGAGAAGTTAGTTAAGTTCATGGAAGAGACTGGAGGATCGGTAGAAGACTACGTAAGTCTTAATCGTGACATTTCTAAAATGGACAATACAACTTTACTAAGAGAATACTACAAGAGTACTAAACCTCATTTAGACGCAGATGATGTTGATTTTTTATTCAATAAAAATTTTGCGTATGATGAAGAGACGGATGATCCGTCAGACGTTAAAGCTAAGCAATTAGCTTTTAAAGAAGAGTTATATAATGCTCAGAATCACTTTAATACTAGTAGGGAAAAATACTACGCTGATCTTAAGTTAAGAAAGCAAGATAGTGTTGCTCCTGAATATATTGAAGCAATGGACTATTATAATAACTCTAAGCAACAATCAGAAGAATATAATAATCTTCAAAAAGAGTTTATTGAAAAAACAAATAAAGTTTTTAACGATAATTTCAAAGGTTTTGATTTTAAGGTCGGAGAAAACAAATACAGGTTTAAAGTAGATAACACAGAAAAAGTTAAACAATATCAATCAGATATTTCAAATTTTATTAATGAATTTGTCGGTGATGATGGAGCTGTAGCTGATGCCTCGGGGTATCATAGAGCTTTATTTGCTGCTAAAAATGCAGATAAGATTGCAAATCACTTTTATGAGCAGGGCCGTGCCGATGCTGTAAGAGAAGCTGCTAAGCGAGCAAATAATATCAATATGGATCCTCGCGTTGATAATTCAACAATTAAAACCGATCAAGGTGATAAAATTAGAGTAGTATCTGGAAATTCATCTGATAAGTTGCGCATTAAATGGAACAAATAACACAACTTAAAATCAAACAAAATGGCTTTTACTAGTGGCATACCTGCCTCATTACAACCAACCCAGTCTAAAACACTTTATTCTGGAAACTACATTGATTTCACCTCAGCGGCACATGATCAATGGACACAACAATTTTTACCCGATGTATACGAAAAAGAAGTAGAGCGCTACGGAAATCGTTCAATCGGATCATTTTTAAGAATGGTATCTGCAGAGATGCCTTCAACATCAGACCAAATCATTTGGACTGAGCAAGGACGTCTACACACTCGTTACGCAAATGTACTTCCTCAAGGAACTGCTGCTGCTTTACCAGCTGTAGGAGCTGCTGCTGTTATTGCAGCTGATGCTAATGCAGGAGGGCGTTTAAATTTTGCTATCCCAGCACAACCAACAAGCGTTGGATTAACATCTGCTACTACAGGAAACTGTAACTTCAAAGTTGGTCAAACAGCTATGATTCAAGTACAGTCAAATGCAACTTCTGCTGTAGGTGGAACTGCTGCTGTAATTAAAGGTGTAGTTACTTTAGTTGAGGACACACGTTTTCAAATTAAAGCATACAAAGCTCACGCTGGTGTAACTGCTGCACAAAGAGTAACAGCAATGGTGTACGGATCTGAATTTGCTAAAGGTACTGGAAACTTTACTGAAAAGCTAGATCCTAGCTATGCTACATTTACAAATGCTCCAATCATTATGAAAGAGCACTATTCGATCAACGGATCTGACACAGCTCAGATTGGATGGATTGAAGTGACTTCAGAAAATGGAGCTGATGGATACTTATGGTACCTAAAATCAGAGCACGAAAATAGACTACGTTGGGAAGACTACGTAGAGATGGCAATGGTTGAAGGTGTTGAAAAAAGTGCAGGAGGAGCTAATATTGCTCTTGGAACTTACGGAGGTAGCCTAGCTGCACAAAATGCACGTGGTACTCAAGGTTTCTTTGATGCAATTGAAGAAAGAGGTAATGTATATTCAGGATTTGGAGCGCAAGCTGCAGGTGGTGGAGCACTTACTGACTTTGATGCTGTTCTTAAGCAATTAGACAAGCAAGGAGCAATTGAAGAAAACATGCTTTTCTTAAATCGTGATCTATCATTAGAAATTGATGATATTCTTGCACAACAAAACGGTGGCTACGCTGGTGGTACTTCTTATGGAGTATTTAACAACAGCGAAGATATGGCACTTACTTTAGGGTTTACTGGATACCGAAGAGGATCTTATGACTTTTACAAAACTGACTGGAAATACTTAAATGACTGGTCAACTCGTGGAGGTTTTGGAGATATTGAAGGTGTATTAGTACCTGCAGGTACCTCTACTGTTTATGACCAACAGTTAGGAACAAACATTAAGCGTCCATTCTTACACGTACGATACAGATCTTCAGAG